TCGCATCCGCAGCCGCAATCCTTGAAGAGTCCCATTGTTATACCATGGGCTGAGAAAAATTTACGTCGCGGGTTTGGCTGCCATGTCAGCACCCTTCGTGAAGCCTGTGCAGTCTATGTCGGTATGATGTGTCGCCCAGTCCGCATCCCAAGATGCGGCTATCGTTGCATCTGGGTAAAATCGTATTGTTTTCTCCGCTGTGTACCTATACACCGACGTGTTATCCGCGTCCTCGCTCGCTCGTGGATTCGTCGCGGCTGTACATTTCAGTGCGTCGCCTATAGTCACAAAATCCATCGGTGATGACGTGCCTGACCACGTGTTCGCTGGAAACGTCAGCGTGTAGGCGTTGTGAGCCGTAGTGCCAGCAGCAACATTTATAGTGGGTGATGTTTTCACATTCTCACCGGTATTGTCCAGTATTTCGAGTTTGACACCATTTATGCGGTCTTGACAACAATCTTTTCTATTCGTCACAACAATTTTTTTGATTTTCTTTGTAGCACCCAAATCAATTTTAATGGAATCGTATTCAGTCTCTGTTACACCCATCGTGTGTGCAAAATTCTTCTTGTTCCCGTCCACTAAATGAGCATACCCATGGTCATCGTGCACGGAACTCCCGGTGACCGTTTTACCCGCAGAAATCAAGGTGTCATTTTCGTCATATACTTCAACTTCTGCGATATTTATGATTTTATTTGCATTATCTGTATCGTCCGCATCGTACGCGACGGTCTGTTTTAATTGTACGTATTTACCCTGTGGATACGCGATAGGCTCTGGTGTCAAAGTATCCTTCGCTCCGATGCACATCGCTGGGTTCGCGTATTGGTCCCACTGACACGTGTCTTTGTCATCGCACGTCTCCTGAGTATCTATTTTGTAGCAGTTCGACTGGAAAAATGCGGTACAATTATTCGAACTGAAATTGTCCGGGTCAAATGTGCCGTCGGTGCACGCATAGAAGCTTCCTGTGCACGACAGGCTGGCGCATATCGATGAGAGACCGCCGATGAGAATAAGTCCAGTGCTCATCCTTTATCTAAAATTATACACATATTTTTTTTTCATGGTTTAAAGTTTTCACTCGGTACTTAGGTATAACCAACAATCACCATGTCGCTCGCAATCACCCAAGCTTCTGAATTTAAGGCCTCCGATGTCGACTTCTCTAAGATGAAGAAGAACAAGAACGGCGGAAAGACGGTATACCTCAACAAGGGCGGCAATAACAAAATCTTCATACAATTTCCGAAACTTCGATGCCCGTACGGCCTTTCTGCGTTTACCGACGAGGGCACGGGGAAGACGTCGTACAGCCTGGACCTGGCGTTCGACTCGGACGTCCCGGAGGCGGTCGAACTTCGCAAAGTCTTCGAAGAGCTCGATGAACGCATCGTGAACAAGGTTGCGCAAAACAGCGTCGAATGGCTCGGAAAGGAGTTCAACGTCGAAGTCCTCAAGCAAGCCCTGTACAAGCCCCTCGTGCGCGTGGGCAAGCCTGAGTACCCCGCGACAATCAAGTTAAAGGTGCTGACGAAGCCCGATGGCTCTTTCGTACCGGAGAGCTACAACATGAACCGGGAGAGCATCAGCCTTGATAGCATCGAAAAGGGTGCGAAAGTGCACACCATCGTGGATTTGAATCAAATCTGGTTCATCGACAATAAATTTGGTGTGACCATTCGCCTTTCACAAGTTCTCATGGAACAAACGGCCAAGTTGCCGGCGTTTGCGTTCCAGGGCATCGAACTTCCTGAACCTTCGAACGATGTCATCGATGAAGACGAGGACGAAATCGTAGACGACGAATAAATAATTTTCTCATGTAATTACAATAAAATGATCGCATTCATTGCACTCCTCCTCGTCAATCTGTACATTCTCTTCACCATGACCTCCAAGGCCGTCTCTGGTGGCACGTACGTCGTTTACGGGACCATGGGTTGTGGATGGACTCGTAAGCAACTTGATGTCATGAAGGCGAAGGGCATTGCCCATGAATTCGTGGATTGCTCAAAGGCGGGTGCGTGTCCTGCGGGCGTGAAGGCCTATCCGACCATCAAACACCCCGATGGAACGATGACCACTGGATTTAACAACCTCTGAGAATCATCAGAGACACTGATAACAAGAAGGCGTCGAGCATGGAGTCGATGGGCTTCAACACGCTGATGTGCTTGACGAGCGACCGATTCCAAAGGATGCGAAGGAGGAACGTGCTGATAAGGATGACCAGCGTGTAGAGGAGGACTTCGGTGAGCATGTCCGACTTCGTTTCGGTTTTGGAGATTTCTCTGAGCATTTTATTATTTTATACGTACATAATAAAATGGTCCTGCCACTCAGTGGTTCTGAAAAAAAATTCACCACGCGCCTGTGGAATAAATACAAGCAGTCAAACAACTGCTACGCCTACGCCGTGAACGATCCCGAAACCTATCGATGGCAAAAGAGCATCCCTGGTGACCGAAGCGGCATGTCGAACGCGTACCACAGCTACACACACTGCAAGGGTTTGCCCCAGCGCGTGATTTCGGACAATCCACGAAAGGTCTACAAGGTGAACCCGGTGTTGCGTTGTAAGAAGGGGTTCTTCAAAATCATGATGTTCACGTCACCCCAAGGTGATTTCCACTTTTACAAGCAACACGGCGTGTGTGAGTACAAGGTGCAGCCTGGGAACACCATCAAGAGCGTCGCTGCGTTTTTCAAGGTGCCACAGGCGCGCATCGCGCTCGCGGCGAAGAAGGTTGGTGGGTTCAAGGAAGGCAAGCGCATCGTCTTCAAAGTGAATTTGTGGTCACACAAGAGAGGGTGGAGCGATGGCGGCGTTCTCCTGACGGATGCAAAGGGGAAGATGATTAAGGACCCACGCAAGGCTGCTCGTAACTACCCTGGTCTCAACTACTCGAACTTCTGTTCAGCCATGTGCGTCAAAGATCGTGGCATCAAAGTCGGCAAGACTCACCCCAAAGTCGCTCAAAAGTGAGTCGAGGTCTCGTTCGTTATCGGCTTCGAAGGACACGTCGAAGATGTCCAAGACGTTGAACGTCTGCGCCTCATCCATGTGTATGAGATTGGATGTCAATGCGGTGAAATTGTTAGTCACTTGTAAAGTCACGCTGAACTGCGCGACATCGAACACTTTGCGACACACCGGACACGTGTGCTTACCCTGTGACTTCCATCGCTCTATGCACGACGTGTGAAATATATGTCCACAACGGATGGCGTTGTTCCTCGTGGGTTTGACCTCGTTGAGACATATAGAACAGGTCATCCTACATGTACGTACCTAAACTTTTTTTAATAAATATCCGCGACATTCAAGAGGGGTCGGTTGCACTGATTGCAACGCTCCGTGCCTTGGGTCTCTTGCACTTTCGAGAGGAGTTCCGGGCCGTTCTTTTGCAACAACTGGCGGTAGGCGTAGTTGTCTTCGAGAGCGATGCCGTTTTGTTTCATGATGTAGTTGTTCACGAGTTGCGCTGAGGAGTGAATCGTGAAGCATCGACCATCAGCCATGCCAAGTCTTTGAGACATTTTCTATTATATTAAAGCTTAGAAAATTTATTTAAACAATGAAGCTTGCTGATTGTTTCACATTTTATAATGAACTCGACATGTTAGAGTTCAGACTGGCGGAGCTCGATGACGTCGCGAAATATTTCGTGCTCGTCGAGGCGACGAAGACATTTGCGGGTAACGACAAACCATTGTACTTTAATGAAAACAAGTCTAGGTATGAAAAATATCTTCACAAAATTATCCACGTCGTCGTGGACGATTTCCCAGAGACTACGAACCCGTGGGTGAGGGAAAAATTTCAACGTAATGCCATCAGAAGGGGTGTCGACCAAATCATCGATGACATCGACACGCTCACCATTTGCGACGTGGACGAAATACCAGATTCCGACACTCTGACTTCGAGGAACATCGATAAACCGTACTCTTTACACATGGACTTTTATTATTACAATTTCACGTGTAAGTCTGATGTTCCATGGCACCTCGCGAAAGTCCTACCAGTCTCGAACTACGCGTCGAAGACGGCTGAAGACGTCCGACACTCGGTGTGTTCACTCATGGAAAAGGGTGGTTGGCATCTCTCGTATTTTGGAGACCCATCGTTCATTGCAAATAAAATCAAAAACTTTTCACATCAAGAATACAATAGCGAGGGTTACACAAATCTAAGTGTCATTCAAAAACGGATGGACATGGGCATAGACATCTATGGGCGCTCTAATGTTAGTTTTCAAAAAGTAAATGGCAACGCATATTTGCCTAAAAAGTACACGCTCTATTGTTCGCTGTTTGGAGCCAGGACTTAAATCCCATGCTCTGAAGTTTCTGTACAAGACTGGTACATTTGTAGCCGAGAAAGGTGTCGAAGACGTCCTTGACCTCAGTCGGCGACACGCGGATGTCATCTCCGCATCGGTCGATGTGTCGGCAGACGATGTTGTAGCCATAGGCCACCTCCTTCAGGGTCTCGGCACCTGTGATGATTATTTTACCAGTGGAGAAAATGGATGTCGTGATTTGTTTCATTTCCTCCGCTGGTTTGAATTTTATTTTAACCGCGGAATACTTGTCGGGTTGGAAACTCACCGAGAAGACGTTGGCGTAGTTTCGAAAGTGTTCAGCCACTTTCATGAGGTTGACGTTGTAATTCAAACTATAATTGCTGTTTATCATGACCACTCGAAAGTCTTCATCGCTGATGATGCTCTCCATGTCCAGGTAGCGTTTGAAAATTTCTTTAAGTTGACAGATGATGCGTTGACAATCGAAGAGGTCGCAGCACCCCGCCACTTGAATAGAACCATTTGGGAAAATTTTTATACTCTTCCTTGAATATTTGTCTTTATATGTGAGTGTAATTTGATTGTAAAACGTGTTGTTGTTTATGGACCACTGAAAATCAGAACCAGGGGATTCTCGACGTTGCACGGAGAGGTGTTCGACCCGGTTGAACGCGTCGCGGAGCTTCGCGATATCGACGTTCTGACCAAACTTGGCGACCATGGTGATGGTGGTTATCTTGACCCACGACGGGCGATGCTTTTCGTCCATCATGTTACGGAACTCATTGATCGTGAGGATGAAGCTGAACGACTGGTTCGCGATCGACGAGAACATGATCGTGGGTGCCGACCCGGCGTGCGTCACGAACTGGGGGTTAAAAGTCGCCGAAGTCGCTCACCTTCCTTGCCCATAAAAATAGTCAATTGGGTCGTTTCACCATCTAAATATACCTGCCCCGAGGCACGCCCCATTCCCAAATCAGAAACCCTACATAGGTCAACCTTGTTCATTTTAGCCGTGGGTGCCTTGCTGTGGTGCACCGCGAGCACCGCGGCGTCGCGTTTCGTTTCCCGCGGCACGACGTCGTCTTCGAGTGCGATGACGACGTGGGACCCGGGGTGTCCTGACACGTGCATCCACCATTCCTTCGAATAGGCGGATTCGGTCAACGCGTCGTTGTCCTTGGCGTTCTCCCCGACGAATATCTGAATACCGTCGAGCGATGTGAATGTCTTCATGACTTATACTGCTCGTAAATGTTTAAATGAACACAAAGATGAGACCAAGTATAATTATGAGAGCCGCTAAAACGTACCACTTCCACGAAGATGACGGTGGTTCCGGTTCTGGTTCTGGTTCTGATGGCGACGGACCAACTGCTGGTATGGTTTCTTCGAAGCAATCGAGGTCTGTAACAAACATGTCTTTTTCTTCCTCGGTGCAACTTTCTTCATTCACGCAGTACGGACACGCTTCACCCTCTTTGCACTTGCAACACGTAGCCAATGCATTTTCTGGAAAAGTTACATTTTCAATCGGAGCCATAAAGCCTGATTTGCATAAATCCTCGCTGACAGGCATACATCCTTTTGGCACGACTTCAATTTTTCGTTCACCGGTTTGTCCAATCTCTCGTAGTATCTGCTCATACTCTGTCTCAGAATCAGAACTATCTTTCACGGGATTAATTGCACAATCCATTATATTATGAGTTGATATTTTTTCCTATAGAATATGTTTTTCGACACCACCACTCGTTCGCACCTATGAGTTCTAAGTTCAAGTGAATCAACATTCCCGTGAGAAATAATAACAACCAGGGGTCGTGTACGATGTATGACAGAGCGTAGTAGGTGGCCATGGTCAGCACGCCGACCGCGAGAGCTTCGATGAAAACCGCGGACCGCATGATATATACGCTTAAAAAAAATAGCAAGCTTATGTAACATCATGAGCTTCCTCAAGTCTGCAAAATTCATCAACGATGTCGAGCTCGGTGCAGACTTCGTGGAAGTCGAATACACAAAGTATATCGTTGGTGAAAATCGGTACGACACGTTCGTGGACCAATTTCGAACGTCGTTCTTGGGGGATTGCGTCGAAGTCACGTCGCTGAAACAAAACATCCCACTGGAAAAGTTCTTGGACACCATGTTGGAAAAAACAACCGAGGTGTTGCAAAAGATGTGTGACGTCGTGCTGGAAAACACCCGGTGTTCGACGCGCCTGATGCACGCCACAAAAATCCTCGACCCCACGTTTACCCCACCCTACGTGAACCTGTCGCGGGCTTGGCAACGCACGTTCGTCGACGATTTTTGCATGCACACCCTTCCTGAGGTTATATATCACTGCAGGAGCGATAAGCGCTTGGAAAAGTTCTTTAACGTCGTAAAGTTGATACAACAAGAGCAAAGAGAATCATGAACGTGACGAAACCGAGGACGCCGGTGTTGGTGCTCTGGACCACGCGCTGCTCTTGCACCACGGCTTTCGCCGGGGCATCTCGAGTGAACCCATAGTCAATGTTTCGACGCGGGTGCAGTGCTCGTCCGAGCGGGCACGCTGGTTCGCGACCACCCGTGCAAAAGTCCACGGTACGGTCACCCATAGTGGCTGCCATTTCGCAGATTGGACTTAAT